GGTTTCACAGGTGTTTCTGTATTGGCCGGGGTGCCCGTACAGCACCGGTCAGACTGTCTATTGCTCACTCACGACGGTAGACATTAACGACAAGTGCCCGCTTTATTTGGACGCGCATCCGGTTGATTTAGTGACGGCTATCTGGACCAACGCGCGGGTGGCCTATGACTCCAACGCGGCATGGATTCAGACGATTAAAGACCTGATTGGGCCAAATGTCCGGCTGGCGTGCCGGTTCCCGCAGGCTCCGGTCATGGATGAGTTTCTGGAGCAGGCAATCTTTGGCCCGTTTGGCATCAGCGCGCGCACGAACAGCCAAGGGTATCAGGAGCTGTTCCCGACCCGGATCACCACCAGCGCGGTGCCGTCGTTGCAGTTGACCGCCGCAGATATGCGGGGCGCTGACGAGGTGGTGTTTGATCTTGACGAGCAGACGGCCATCAGCGGGGTGCGCCTAACACAGCAAGTGCTTGCGCCCCGGTACTATGCTCCGGGCACGACCGGGCAGGCTACCGCTGGCGGTGGCTCACAGGGCAGTGGCCCCATGGATGGGGTCATGGTGACTGAGCAGACACAGACCGCGCAGTACCTTGACCCAAACCTCACCGTATTTAGTGGGCGGGTCATTGAGTACAAGATCCCGGGGATGATTCACAGTGCGGCAGACTTTTGGCCGGACACCGGGGTGCAGCTTGATGCCATCGCGGTCGGGATGTTTGACCGATTTGGGCGCGGGTGCCAAGCCGCCGAGGTGTCTGTCTTGGCTACCTCTCCGGTGGCTGCGGCAGCCCTTGGGGATGAGATATACTTTGCGGCTCCGCACTTTCCGAACAAGGGCTATCGCATTGGCGAGAGCACGGTGGGTGACCGCATCATGCAAGTGGTGCGCCGGACAGAGACCCCAGCGGGTCCGGTATTCCGCCTGCTGGATTCTGGGCTTGCCGCGCAGCCGGTTGCGCCTGCTGCCACTATCAGTATCGCGCAAAACCCCAACGCCGCCAGCACCACCGCGCGCTTTACCATTACCAATGCCGCCGCGATTAATGCGACCGGGGTGTTGCAGGTCCGGGTGGAGTATGCGACCGGAACCAGTACGCCGACCACGAACGGCAAAGACTTCACAGTCTATAACGCGGGTGAGGTGCCGACTGGCGCGGTAGACCTTCCGCCGGTGCTGACACCGGGTGTGAATGTCTATGTGCGCGCGCGCACCGAACAGGCGGGGCGGCGACCCTCCGCATGGACGGCGTGGGCCGGGGTGGCGCTGGCCAACATTCCGGTGATTAGCTCCCTCATCAGCAGTAACCTGCGGCAGACAGCGGTCACGTTGTCATGGACCAACAGCAGCACCAGCCTGCCACTGGCGGTGTTTGCCTATCAGGGTGGGTCTGCTCCGGCGAACTGGCAGCCTTACCGGGTCGGCACTCTTCCGGCAGGCACCACCAGCACAGTGGTGCGGAACCTGAGCGGCCCCGGTATCGCATGGACGCTCGGCATCGCTTATGAGAACGCGCAGTCTACCGGCACGGTGGTTTCTACCACGGTCACCACCAACTCCACGCTGGACACCCCGTCACGACCGGCAGGGCTGGCGATCATTCCCGGTGTGGATGACGCCACTTTAACGCAAGGCATTGCGCTGGCACTCTGGGCCTCAGATCAGACGCTGGATATTGTCATTCAGCGCAGCACCACCAGCGGCAGCGGGTTTGCGACTATCGCCACGGTCAGCGGGTCCACTCCGGTCTACATTGACCAACTGCCGCGCACCAACACCACCTACTACTACCGCATCGCGCACCTCCTCGGCGGGTTTAATACCTCAACCTTTACCGCTGAAGTGTCCGGTATTGCGCGCGGGGTCCCGGCGAATGTGACGCGCCCCGGCGCGGTCGCTCCGGTGGTGCAGGTCCAAACCTCTGAGACGACCACCACCGGCACGGTGACGCTGGTGATTACGGACCCGCAAAACCGGGTAGATCAGGTCCGGTTCCGCGAACGCACCAACGGCGGGGCATGGTCCGCATGGACAGTGGACAGTTCAGTGCCGTACAGCTATACCGGCACATTGCCCGGAGCTGGGTTCCTCGACATTGAGTATGAGGTCACCGGCTTTGATGCGGCTGGCACGGCCTCTCAGGTGCTGGCTGGCGGGGTGGAATCGTTTGACCAGAACACCACCAGCGATATGGTGTCAGTCGTTGGCACCTTTAGTGACAGCGGGGCCTTTACGCTGGCGATCAGCGCGGACTCAGACACCCAGTCTATCCGCTTTGCGCTGTCTACAGTCGGGCAGCCTTCGCTGGCCACCGTACAGGCGCAGGGGTGGGTTAACCAGCGGAACTACACCCAAACGTTCCTCGGACCCTACGCCAACGGTACGACGGTGTATGTCTCAGTGCTTGGATACACGGCCGCAAACGCGGGCGGCACTGAGTCTGTCCTCTTTGAGTACCGGTTCATCCGAGATGGCGGCATTACCTACACGCAATGCCTTGCCAATATGACCTCGGCCTCGGACACGCAAATCACGGTCACGGTCACCGCAACCGCCCCAAGCGGCACCCCACAGGTGCTACTGGTGCAAACCACCGGCTCCGCGACGGTGGCCTCTGGTGCGTCACCGGGTGTCAATGTGCCAAGCGGGTCGGTATGGGTGTTCGACCGGGGCGCAGCTCTTGGCCCAACCGGCGGGGCGCAGTTCCGCGCGGTGCTGTCCGGCGCGCAGAGCGATGACGATTTTATTGAGATTCCAGAGCGGGGCCGCGATACGACCTACATCGCCAGCCGTGCGCGCGTTATCGCGTCCAGTGAAACGTCGGTCACGGTCCGAGTGGCCGCGTTGGACAAATACAGCGCCCTGTCAAGCACAATCACCTACAGCACGCAAGGGCTGGCCAGTGTGTCGCCAGCCTCTGGGCAAGTGGTCACTGCCGCGATTGGCGACACTTTTACCACGCCGGAACCTGCTGGCAGCTACGCCGATTTTGTTATTACGCGGCCGAATGCGGGCCAGCCAGTTGGTCAGATTACGTTTACCGTTTCTGCCACCAACCGGGTCTCTGACAGTGATTTGGTGACGGTCCCGGCGCAGAGCACCTATGGGCTGGCCTGCTCCTGCACCTTTACTGCCGCTGGCGCGGCCACCGTGGCGTTTGCTGGGGATACTTCGGTGGCCTCCCTGAAGTTCGCCACCAGTAACAGCGCCTTTCCAACGTTGGCGACAGTGCAGGCGCAGAGCGCCATCAATGCGCGCAATCATCAGACCACGGTGGCTGGCCCGTTTGCGCTGGGGCAGACCATCTATATCAGCGCATTGACCTACACGGCGGTTGGTGGCGGTGGGCAAGAGAGCGCCATCTTCCAGTTCCAGTTCACGCGGCAGAATACCACGCCTACGGTCATCAACCGACAGCCCGCAAACACAACCTGTTACCCGACCACTGGCACCACATTGTTTGAGCGGCTGTTGGGCTATTACCGGCCTGCTCCGGTGGCTCCAGCCAGCCCGCCAGCGTCGGGAATCGGCATCCATTACGCACAGGTGATTGTCCCAAACGGCTGCACCCTGCGCGCCATCCGGGTCCGGTGTTACGCCATTGCGCCTCCAAGCCCTGTCGGCTCGGCGTTTGGTGACATTGTGAGTATGAACTTCTTCAGGATTGAGAGCGACGGCACGTCCTCATTCCTTGGCTCGACCCAGCAGAACCTGTACGCAGGCTGGCAGACTCTTGGCGTCACTTCTTTGTCAGAAAGCACCACCAACCGGCAGTACGCGGTTTGGATTGAGGCGTACTGGAATATGTGGCCTACTAGTTCAACCCCGCCGAGCGGCATTGCGTCGGACATTCGGGTGTCCTACATCGAAGCGGAGTACGACAAGCCCAACACGGATACCAACATCTGACCGGAGTGATTGTGAACCCGTCAACGCAGCAATACATCGACACCATCAGCAACCCGCCCATAAAGTCACTGACTTCCTTTCAGGCGGACCTGATTGCTTTTCAAGGCACCGTGCCCATGTACAGTGCCGAGCTGGCGATGGAGATGGTCCCGCTCCAGAACGCGGTGATGACAGAGACGAACCCGGCCTATAGCTTGCCGCTTAACAATGCATACCAGCGCACCCAGTTCCTGCAAAACCGGCTGGAGCGATTGAGCGCGCTGTTGCAGGAGATCCGGGTCGGGCTGGTGGATCTCAAGACAGATCAAACGGCGGTCGAGAACGGGGGGTATCCGCCCCCAGTTGGCCCGACGCCATAACACCGGGGACTGACATTATGCGGCTCCACCTGTTGGGGATTCCGCACACGGTCACGCATCCGGCATGGACTCACTGTGCCTTTACACAAAAGGTGCTGAAGTTCAGCCGGATGATGCGCCCGTATGGGTACGAGGTCTGGCACTACGGCGTGGAGGGCTCACAGTCCGGGGCCACCGTGGATGTGGACCTGATGTGTCAAGAGGAGCACCAAAAGCTGCTCGGGCACCGCTACCGGCATGACCGCCTGTACGGTGATGACGCGCAGGACCAAAGCGCGGTCTACCGCCAGTGGAACCTGTACGCGCGTGAGGCGCTGCGGGACCGGGTAGAGCCGGGGGACCTTATCCTGCTGCCCTTTGGACACGCACACGCGGGCGCAGTGCGCGGCCTAGAGCCTCTCAAGGACGGTGCGGTCGGGGCGATAGAGTCTGGGATTGGCTATTACGATTGCCTGTTGCCGTGGCGGATCTATGAGAGCTACGCCGTGCGCCATGCGGCCATGGGGCGCGAGGGGCGGCATGGGGTCAGCCTAGAGAGCGCGCGGCTGGAGTTTACGATCCCGAACTACTATGACCTTGAGGACTGGCCGTTTCGACCGGGTGACCGGTCTGACGGGCCGGTTGTTTTTCTTGGCCGGTGGACTGAGGGCAAGGGGCTGCGGATTATCCGCGAAATGGCGCGCGCGCGGCCTGACATTCCCTTTCTCTTGGCTGGCCAAGGGGACCGGACGTTGTGGGACCCATGGCCCAAGAATGTCACGGACCTCGGGGTTTTGGGTGAGGAACGGGAACGGATCTTGAACATGGCGCGGTGCATTGTCGCCCCCTCCCGCTATGTTGAGCCCTTTTGTGGCTCAGTGGTGGAGGCGCAGTTGTGCGGCGTCCCGGCTATTACGTCCGACTTTGGCGCGTTTGCGGAAACCATTCAGCACGGCATCACAGGGTACCGGTGCAACACCATGAGCCAGTTTGTGGCGGCTCTTGATAAAGTCGGGCGTCTTAACCGGCGGGCTATCCGCAAGCGAGCCGAGCGGCTGTGGGCGCTGCCGCGTGTGGGGCGGCTGTACCATGATGCTTTTCAGGTCTGTGCGGAGCGGCTGGCAAACAAGGCATTTCCGGCGAGCGGCTGGTGATCGGCGTATTGTGCGCGCGTGGTGTTTTCCACAGATTTACTCCCGAGTGTGCATTGTGGAAACACGCCACCTGTCAACCTAGTGAGGGCCTCATGATGGCTGGAGATCCGACGATAACGCTCTCTCCGCTCATGTTGACGGTGGGCACCATTGTGGCCTCAGTCGCAGCGGCATGGGGTGTGATGCAGGCCACACTGAAGCAGGTCACGCGCGAGATGCAAACCGTGCGGCATGACCTCAAGAACTGGCAACAAGCGCAGCAAGGGGTGCTGATGGAGACCCTTGAACGGGTGGCGCGTATTGAAGGGAAGCTGGGCGTCTAGTGTCCCCAGTCTTTGGCACAGTGCCGGTCGAGGTACGCGCGGTACGAGACCTGAGCGTGCTGGCCCCCAAGTTCCGGGCCGCACTGGAGCGCGGCATCGCGCGCCTGATGGCTATGGGGTTCGACCCGGTGGTGGTGGAGACTCTGCGGACCCATGACCGGCAGGAGTACCTGTACGGCTTTGGGCGCGACTATGATGACGGCCGAGGGCGGGTCACCTTCAGCCGGGACGCCGACGAAACATGGCACGGCTACGGACTAGCCGCTGATGTGATCCCGCGCAAGGACGGCTACACTGCCCCACGCTGGGTTTGGGATGCCTATGGCCGCGCGTGGCAAGCGGAGGGCCTTCGCTGGGGCGCAGACTGGGACCATGACGGCAGCACCAAGGACGAGACCTTTCTTGATTTTCCTCATGTGCAGTGGGGGCCTCCAATGCGGCGGTCTCCCTCTCCGCGCGCGGCTCGACTCTTGGCAACTGGAGGCCCTCCCGCTGTGTGGCGTGAGGTTGGTGCGATCTAACCTGAACTGGAGGTGATCGGTGGACACGCTCAAGCTCAAGCTGGTAGAGTACGGGTTCGCGCTTATTGTTGGCCCGCTGGCGGCACTAACCGTGCAGGGGCTCAAGAGCTATCTGGTGTGGGTAGATGGCTTGTCGGTGTGGCAGAAGCGGGCCTTTGTCATGGTCACCGTTACGGTCTTTACCTTGCTGGGCCAAGTGGCTGGCATGGACTTTGGCATCAAGGACGGCGACCTGTCGGCTCTGATGGCGCTGGACGTGGAGATGGTCAAGGTCCTGCTGGCCAGCCTGTTTGCCATGGGCCTGCACGCCGTGAAAAAGATGCTGAAAAAGTAAGGCCAAGGGCTTGCACACTTTCGCTACCGTGGTAGATTTGCTGTTGACTTGGGGACAGCTTCGCGTGATGCGCCACGCGCACCCGATGCCAAGTCAGACCGATCAGGTGCAGAGGATTACGTCTCTCCCGTCGTAATGCCTCGCAGAAAGCTCCGGTGCGAACCGGGGCTTTTCTGTTTTGGTCCCTTGACCTGCAAGGCTGAAGGTGTAGACTAGGCACAGGTCGGGCCTCCCTTGCGTCTCCCGACCGGTTGTGACTGTCCCACAGCCAACCAATCCTGACGCTACCGGATGGTGAGTAGGTCAAGAATCTGGGCTCTGCCGCGCCTGCACCCCAGTCGGTCAGAAATCACCAAGCCGCGTCACACGGTCGCATCACAAGACCGCAGGTAACTCCCGAGGGGGACCACGCATTAGCGGGCGTGGATCTGGAAGGGACCCCATTGTGAGCCGGACAGCCTACACGACGAGGACCGCACTGGTCCGGTGTCCCGCACGACAGGTATGCGCTTCGCGCTTATGACCTGACCGGGAATGGCCCCGCTGTGCCCTTTGCAAAGATGAAGAACAAATAATGAAACTGCCTCTTGCTATTGCATGGGACTCTTGCCATTATACTGGTGTGCGGCGGCAATGAGGCAGCCACACAGCAACCTGACCGGGAGATTAGAACCATGACTACTGCCGCGCCCCTCTTCATCCGCTCCGAGACCCCTACCATTCTTGCCATGGGTCTTGCCTCCAATATGCTCGGCCTATTGGTAAACGGTCCCAACTCTGTGATTCAAGAGATTGTTCGTGAGCGCCTGCTTGACAATAGCGGCGAGATGGCGCAGCTCCTGCACAATGAGCTGATGGCTGGTGATGCCACAGACACACAACGTACCGCTGTTATTGTGGCAAACTTTGTTCGCCATCTTTTGCAGACCACTGTGCGGGAGACTCAAGAAAAGATGGATTGCCGGGGCTTCTAACATTTCACGGGGTCAGTCAACCGGCTGGCCCCAACCACCTGATCGGGAGAACAGGACCATGCCGAACCGCACCTTCTACGAGTGGGACGTAGAGACTTTTGTGGAATATGACGGCACCGATGATGAGGACATTATCGACCACAGCCACAGCGAGACCGTTGCCACCCTCTTGCCAATAGTGGCGCACCCTGACTGTGCCGCGCCCGAGGGATATGAGCAGGGCACCGTCAAGGCTCGGCTAGTACTGGTGCGCGATGTGTTTGATGACGCCGAGATCCTTGTTCACCGCGCGTGGGCCTACGTCGATGATGGGGAGTTGCCTGCTGAGTTCGACGATGGTTGCAAGGTTCCGGTGCGGTTCCACCGTGAGCTGGAATCAGCGCAAAAAAACTTTTGGATTCCCTCTTGACATATCCTGCCCCTCTTGCCATTATTCTGGTGTCCGGCAGCACTGAGGTTGCCGACCTAACCTGATCGGGAGAACAGGACCATGTACAAGTTCCGCGTTGTTGAGCAGCACAAGTTCCTCACCGGCCACATGGCTGGCATGACAATAAAGAGCGAGTTTCCGATCTGCTCTCTCAGCGACTACAACGTGGAGAAGGAGGTCGGCAAGGTCTGGAGGTCCCTGTTCAGCAGTACGATGGGGCGGTTTGACAAGTACGAAGTGGTCAGCGCGCGGATCGTGAAACTCTGAACCATAGCCCGGGGCCAGCCGGATTGCTGGCCCCGGGCATCACCTGAACGGGAGAACAGGGCAATGTCAAAGGAAATCAACTACAAGGTCGGCGAGCAGGTTTGGATTGTTGGCTACTACGACCGGCCCTCGCGGATGTGGTGGGCCTTCTACCGGGACGCCGAAGGCAACCAGATCGGGGACGCATGGTTTGATCCCTGCCGCGACATTCTGCTGCTGATCCGCCCCGACGTCCCGGCATTGGTTGCCTCTTGACATAGCTCGCACCTCTTGCCATTATTGTGGTGTCAGCGCCTCTGCTGGCACCATCACCTGAACGGGAGAACAGACCAATGGCGCGTGAGATTTGCTACGACTGGGTGAGTGAGCTGGTAGAGCTGCACGATGACGGTGTTGATGAGACGCTAGAGCAAGAGTACGCAGCCACCTACGCACAGGCCCGCCAGTCAGCCCGAGCCACGATTGAGCGCGAAGGAAGCCAACACCCTGACCTGATGTTTGAGGATTTCGTTGGGTTGGTCCGCTACATCATCGTTGATGGGCAGGTGCAGGAGACCGAGAGCGTGTATGTGCAACAGGACAACCGGCTGCCTCACACCTTCTTGTCAGGTGCCGCCGTGCCGCTCAAGTATCGCAAAGAGGTGGACACCTTCCACCGCCGCGTAGACTGGGACCGGTACGAGGCGGAAACCTCAGTTGACCGGTTAGTCACTGAGTACGATCAGGCGCGCCAGCAGGTAGACACCAGCCGCCAGCTTGCGAACTGGGCTGGCAATCAGCGGCGGGGTGGCTACGAGGAGCGCGAATACTTCTACGATATGGGGCAAGCGCACCGCGCCGAGATGCAGCGTGCCGAGGACCGCATGGCCGCGATTGGGCTGCGGCTAGATGCGCTGATGCAACGTCACGCTGAGGAGGCGTAAGGATGACGACCAAGTACGTGAAGTGGCTGCGCGCGACTGAGGAAACCATCCGCGCAGATTGTCAGGAGGCGCAGGCGTTGCTGGAAAGTGTCCGCCGACTCAAAGCGGGATGGCTGGGACCCGCCGAGCTGGGCGCGGATGGGATGCCGCTGGACCGTGAGGCGGCACGGGCGAATGCGGTGCATAGAGCATGGCAGGCAGTGATCGCGGCGGAGCTGGATGCGGAGGCGCTCTGCCGGTCCTACCGGGCGATTCTGTCGCGTCTAGATCGTGGCGAGAGGCCCTTTCTATTGGATGACGACTCTATATATTCCAACCTGCCGGTCGGGCCTATCTGATCGGTCTATCAACCCCAACGGGAGAACGGGAGAATGAAAACCAGCAATAGCATCGGGGCACTGGCCCCGGCCCTCGTCGCCGCCGCCGCCGAGCTTGCGCCAGTGGCAAAGGACGCGGTGAACCCGGCGTTCCGGAACCGGTACGCCACGTTGGACGCCATCATGGAACAGGTGCGCCCAGTCCTTGCGCGGCACGGGCTGGCGGTCATGCAGACAGGATCTACGCCGGAAACAGTGGACGGGCGGCTCATGGCGGTCGGGGTCGAGACGATGCTTCTGCACAAGTCGGGCGAATGGATCGCCAGCAGTGTCACCCTCCCGGTTGAGAAGCTGACCGCGCAGGGTGCCGGAAGCGCCCTCAGCTACGGGCGGCGTTATGGCCTTTCTGCCATCCTCGGGCTCACGGCGGAAGATGATGACGGGCAAGACGCCTCCGCGCGCCCGGTGGCTATTCAGGCCCCCAACAGCGCACCGGCGGCAGTGGAGCCCGGGCAGCGCCTCTATTCCAACGTCCCAGACACCCCGCGCGCCAAGCCATTCAGCGGGGACGTGAACGAGGCGATGAGCTGGAAGTTGCCGTTCAAGAAGTCCAAGTTCTACAACGTGGCGTTGCAGGACATTCCCGAGAACGAACTGGAAAAGCTGCTAGAGTTCGTGCGCCGGGACCCTGAGAAGTTCAAGGACATTATCGCGCGGGTCGAGACCGTGCTGGAGGCATGGACCGGCATGGCCGCGAACGCCGAGGCTGAGGAGCGGGACGACCTGCCCTTCTAATGTGAAGAACAAATAATAAAAAAACTTTTGGGGACCCTCTTGCTATTGGGGGTCCCTCTTTGCATTATTGTGGTGTCCGGCGGCACCAAGGCAGCCGACACCAACCTGATCGGGAGACCAGACCAATGCTCAAGACCACGACGACCCCCGCCTACCTGACCACCCAGCCCGTTGTGGCAGAGTTCCCGGCCTACCGGATTGTGGCGGCGGACCTGACCCGCGAGTTCCAGTACGGCGAGCAGTTTGCGGTGCCTTACGAGAGCGGGCGGTACGGCACGATGTACCGGATGTACACCCTTGGCTCAGTGGCCGGATACGCGGCGGACTACAACGAGGACCCCACGGCGGCGGTGGAGCGGGCGCGCGCGCGCGGCGAGGAGCTGTACTGGGCGAACCAGAACTCGACCATGCTGACCGCGTGGGACCGCCCGCAGGAGACCTTCCCGATGGTGCAGTACGGCGATGTGATCCGGTTCGCTGGCAAGCAGTTCTTCCTTGATAAAGCGAACAACAACAACATCGTGCTGGTTGAGTTGCCAGCAGCCTCTTGACATAACGCAGCACTCTTGCCATTATTCTGGTGTCAGCAATGCGGCTGGCACCACCACCTGATCGGGAGAACAGGACTATGCTAGACACCATCAAGACCACGACCACCCCCGGCGCGACCCCTGACGATGCGATTGATCTCAACTACGCCGACTCGTCGCGCCTTATGAAGCGTGTGCTGACCAAGGCGTTCCCGGGCACCAAGTTCGGCGTCCGGTTGAGCAGCGGCACCGGCTACGGCAACTGTTACCTACGGTGGACTGATGGCCCGACCGTGACTGAGGTGGCACAAATCACCTCCGCGTTTGAGGGGCAGGGGTTTGATGGCTGGACGGATATGGCGTACAGCATGAGGACCAAGATCATGTATGACGCGCAGCGCAAGCAGTGGGTGCGTCCGCGCCTGCGAATGATTCTTGAGCAGCGCGACCGCTCCGCAGAGTCTTGACATTCTCTGCACCTCTTGCCATTATTCTGGTGTCAGCGATCCGGCTGGCACCATCACCTGAACGGGAGACAGACCGATGGCACAGCACCAGATGCAGCAGATGACCGTAGAAGCTCTTGAGCAGTGGGCCGAGGAGTTGGCGGCGTTCATTCAGGCATGGGACCGCCCGTCCAGCCGCTGGCACCGCGATGTGGATACGGGCGGGCTTGTGTTGGATGCGGCCGAGCAGAAGTTGCGGCAGGTGCGCGAGGAGCTCGGGTTTCGCCGTGCGGCGGCGTGGGAGGTCAACGTATGAGCCGCCGCCGTCATCTGATGAACCCGGCCGATGATTGGGTTCCGTTGCCCCGTGATCCGGGCACCCGGATGCGGCAGTTCCCAGCCCTGTGCGGAAAGCTGCTGACGATTGTGCCCATGCTGGAGACCTCACCCGGGCAGTCGATCTGCCAGCACTGTGAGGCGCTGGGGGCGGCGATGGGGCTGGAGGCTGTGCCGTGACTACCCTTGACCTTTTCAGCGCGCGTGAGATCCGAGACGCCGCCATTGCGCGCGCGGATCAGACTGTACAGGACGACCCGTTTCAGTCGGCCGTGGTGGAGCAAATCACCGAGATGCTTATTGACCGGCTGCGCGATGTGGGGCAACTGGAGTTCACCGCCGACCTTGTCGGGGTGCTGCTCGACGAGATGCAAATCGTGGACGATCTTTCAACAAGGCGGCGGCTGGCGTCTACCATTATCAACCGTGGCAAAGGCAAGCACTGGCGGCGGATCGGGTCCGCGCAATCCGCGCGGCGGCACTGTGCCGAGATCGCGCTCTGGCAACTCAACGAGGGGGGCGGGACCGTGAGCGGGGACTTGATTGCAATGGCACGGGCGGGCATCACCCTGCTGCCGGGAGAGGCCAAGAAGGTGGCGAATGCCTTCGACAAGCTGCAACAGCGGCTCCATGAGGTGGAGGCCGAGCGTGATGCCGTGCGCGCGGAGCTGGCCAAGTGCCGGGGTGAGGCGTGAGCGCGGCCCCGACCGATTGCCGGGTGCCGGACCCGTCTGACAAGCTCGACGCCAAGGCGGACGGCCAGTTTCAAGCCGTCAACCGGCGGGCGGGGTACGGCGACGACCGATTGAGCCGCACCATTGCCACCGCCCGCAAAGGCTGGACGCTGGCCGCTGGCGAGGGGCTGGTGCTGGTGCAGGAGATCGACCGACTGCGGAAGGAGTTTGACATTGCCACGTCCATGCTGGGCGGCAAGTCCCGGATTATCAATGGCCTGCAAGACGAAATGGACCACGCGCGGGCGCTCTTGATTGACCTCAAGCGATGGCGCGACGAGGCGGAACGGTCCCGGCCGATTGTGCAGGCCGCGCAGGCATACCTTGACTCAGGTGGCAGCTACACCACTTGGCTGGCGCTTCGGCAACTCATCCCTCTATCAGAGACTTCGCCATATGCCACTGAGCCTTGATCAAGCCGTGCGGGGCGAGCGGCCACCGCAGATGACCAAAACCGCATGGCAGCGGATGCATGACCGCAGCCGGGAGTTGATGGTTGAAGCCCTCCGCTCGACTGTTGACCGGCATAACCTTTCCCGAGAGCAAGAGCGCCAGCATGAGTAAGGCATACCGGACCCCCGTGGAGGTCCGAGCGGATTTCCATTTAACAGAAAAGATGCCGTGGGTAGTGATTGATCCGCGTATTGACCGGCTCGCGCAATACGCTGCTGACCTTGAGGTGGCGCTGGATCTTGCCAAGCGCACCACTGAGCGGCTGCGGCTGACGTTGCAAGAGGCACAGCAGGCAGAGGTGGAGGCCATCCGCGCGTTAGAAAGTGCGCGCGTCAAGGCAGCCGTTGGGGTCAACCTGTTTCAGTCTGTGTTGACGTGGGATGCGGCCCGTGGCGGTCGCCATGAGAAGCAAGCCATGGCAGACCTGCGGGAAGCGATCACGATGTGGCGGCGAGAGGAGGCGCGGCTGTGAAGTTCCCGACGAATCAGACCTGCGGCGAGCGGTTGTGGAGTGGTGAGATATGCCAAGAGATAAAGCGCCCGATTCGGCTTTCCTCTGGGCGGGTTACTTTTGGGCTGTGCCTGCGATGCCATGCCCAAGAGTGCGGCCATTGCTGGAACTGCGGCAAGGTGCGCGAGAACGACAGCACGCAAGCATGGTTCTGTGACCGGTGCGCCACCGTGAAAAGCCAGTTGTACAATCAGGAATGGAACAAGGCCCACCCGCGTCGGCGGTCAGTCGCTCAGTCTGATGCCTAAGCGCCCGTCATGGCCAGCCAGCCGACCGCTGCCGGACTGGATGGTGCGCGCACGGGCCAAGGAGCCGGGAGCTTCCACGCCGCGCGCCAAGCCCAAGCACCTAGAAGCGGTGGAACAGCGGCTGTTCATTCAGCGGGTGCGGCTGGACCCGCTGACGCGCGACTTGCCGTGCTGTGCCATCCCGAACGGTGGTGCGCGATCCGCCCGTGAGGCCGCACTCCTCAAGGCCGAAGGCGTCACGGCGGGTGCCCCGGACTGGATGCTGTTTGCCGCGCGGGGGCCGTTTGTTGGGCTGGCACTGGAGTTCAAGAGCCCAACCGGGCACGGGCGTATATCGGAGGCGCAGAAAGCCTTCCACGACCGGTTGCGTCAAGAGCGATGGTCAGTTCATATTGTCAAGACTGCCGCTGAAGCATGGGCGGTGCTTACCACCTACCTGTTAGGAGTAATACCAGATGCCTGACGAGTTGCCGGACCTTTCGATTGCGGAAGCGGCCACGTTTATCGGCGTATCGCGCGCGCGCATTTATCAGCGGGTTACCGGTCGAGCGGGGCAGTGGCCTGCCGGTCGCCCGTTGCAGTCCATCATGCGGGAGACCAAGCGCCCCGGCACCAAGGATGGCCAACAGCGCCGGATCAGTATTGCGGATGCGCTGGCATGGCGCATGGAGCGCGAGGTGAAGCAGCAGCCGGTTGGCCCCATTACTCCGCACATGGATGCCCTGCTGGCCAAATACCGAGAGGCTACAAGTGCCCCGGTTGGGATGCCCACCATTCAGCCGTTTTGATGCGCTGATTGTCACCGCAGGACGCTCGCTCACCCTCACCGGAGGCCCGATGCTGTCGTTCCTGACACTCCCTGATGTGCCGCCGTATCAGCCAACCAAGCCGCTGCCCGTCATCCAAACCTATCGGGCGCAATCCCACGGGCGCACCATTGAATCCCGGGTGCATCTGTCGCACCTCGCAGAGGTGGTCATGGCGCGCCTGATGGTCCAAACCTATGCCCCTGAAACTGTCTGATGCTGCAATACCTACCCATCACGCGCGTGCGCGGAAACCCGAAGAACCCGCGCGTTGTCAAGGATGAGCGATTCCACAAGCTGGTGCAAAGTGTCAAGGATTTCCCTGAGATGCTGGAGCTTCGCCCGATTGTAGTGGACGCGGACTTTATGGTGCTGGGCGGCAATATGCGCCTTAAAGCCTGTCAGGCGGCGGGCCTCACTGAAATCCCGGTCTTGATTGCGGATAGCCTGACCGAAGCGCAAAAGAAAGAGTTCGTCATCAAGGACAACGTCAGCACCGGCACGTTTTCATGGTCCACCTTTTTTGACACGGGCGATGACTGGGACGTGCATGAGCTACAGGACTGGGGCCTTGAGCTGCCGTATTCCCCAAACATTGACCCCAGCTTTTCCCGGGATGAGGTCACAGACAAGGACATCGCCACGGCCGACCAGAAGCTGACCACCAAGTTCAATGATCGGCAGGAGCTACGCGAAGTGACGTGCCCTCATTGCGGCGAGGACTTTGGCATTGACCAGTGAGCCAGTAGACAAGCGGGTCATGCTGGCGGGCGCGTTGCGCGAGCAGGTATGGACATTTGCCAAGACGATGGCGTCTATGCCGCATGACTATGTGCATCAGGACAAGTGGACGGGCAGCATACCCTTTGAGGCAGCCAAGGAGTGGATTGCCCAGCTCGGCGTCCCGCGCCGATTCATGCAACAGACCTATACCTACTTTCGAGCCAACGGGTACAGGTATTGGGCCATGCCAGCCATCAAGCCGGGGACCTATCTCATTAATCGGGCAAAAGAATGATCGCCATTTTGCTCGGGCACCGGATCGGAGGCAGCCCCATGTACGTGGGACAGGTGGCCAATCATGCGGATCTATAACCACGCCAACGTATTGGAAGCCGCGCAGCAGCGGATTGCGTGGCTGTTCGACGAGTTTGAAAACGTGGTCGTGCATTGCAGCGGCGGCAAGGATAGCACTGTGGTGCTCAATCTGGCGCTGGCTGAAGCTGAACGCCGGGGGCGGCTCCCGCTGCCGGTCATGTGGCTAGACCAAGAGATGGAATGGCAAGCCACGGCCGATATGGTGCAGGCGGTTATGGAGGACCCGCGCGTAGAGCCGCGTTGGTTTCAGATCCCTTTCCAAATGCCGAACAGCACGTCGGCAGAGGCATGGATCAAAATCTGGGACGCCGACCGGCCTGACTTGTGGATGCGCCCAAAATGGGCGCGCGCATACACAGAGAACATCTTTGGCCCCGGGGAGGACTTCTATAGCCTGTTCCAAGCAATCCGGCGGCATTTCTACCCTGATAGTTCCTGCGCGACCATTGGAGGCGTTAGGGCGGAAGAGAGCCCCGGTCGAGCGGCAGGGCTGACGAGTTTTCCGACCTATAAGTGGGTGACGTGGGGGACCAAGGAGGACCCCAAGCGGGGGCATTACAACTTCTACCCCATCTACGACTGGACGTACCGGGACGTGTGGAAGGCCATTCATAGCCACGGCTGGCCGTACTGCCGGATCTATGACCAGATGTATCAGTACGGCTACCACATACAGGATATGCGGGTCAGCAACCTGCACCATGAGACCGCCGTCAAGCATTTGCGGTTCATGCAAGAGATTGAACCGGTAACGTGGGAGAAGCTCACCCGCCGCATGAAGGGCATCAACACCGTCAAGCAGCTCAAGCAGTTTGCGTCACAGACCCCTAAAGAGCTGCCGTGGATGTTTTCTGATTGGAAAGAGTACCGGGATTTCCTGCTGCCGCGTTTGGTGCATGACCCAACCACCCAGCACAACCTTGCCAAAACGTTTGCGGCCTTTGACAAGAAGTACGTTGACATGAAACGACCTGACCTTCGCCACAAGGTTGAGGTGGCGTCCATCCTGACCCAAGACGGGGACGTGATGACCAAGATGAAGAACTGGGAGATTTCACCACCGGTTGGCACATGGCGCAAATGGAAGCGCGGCGATGCGATCCGGCCTGAGTTCCTCCGCACGAACCCCTACATCAATGGATGAAGCCCTCACCGCCGTGCTGGAGGCCCTCCGCGCGTTGCCGGAATCTGCGCGTCTGGCCGGAATAGAAAGGGTGCGGGATGCCCTGCACCAGCTTTCCCCGCTTGCTACCCAGCCGGTGGACCGGGTGCGCTGGGTGCCGGTTGAAGAGGTGGACCCCAACGACTACAACCCCAACTCAGTCGCCGGGAAAGAGATGGGCTTGCTGTATACCTCTATCAAGCATGACGGCTACACCCAGCCGGTGGTGGTGATCCGCGATGAGGCCAAGGGCAAATACGTCATCGTTGATGGGTTTCACCGCTATTTCACCTGTAAGAGCAACCCGGACATTTACGAGCGGAACCGTGGTCGGTTGCCGGTCGTGGTGATTGAGAAGAGCATCAACGACCGGATGGCCTCCACCGTGCGGCACAACCGAGCCCGGGGCGAACATTCTGTACAGGGCATGGCCAACATGGTCTTTACCATGCTGGACAACGGCTGGAGTGACGCCGCCATCTGCAACGAGCTGGGCATGGAGCCGGAAGAGCTGCTGAAACTGAAGCATATCACCGGCTTTTCTAAACTCTTTGAGGACGTTGCGTATCAAAAATCGTGGGAATCTAAAAATCAGATCCGGCTACGAAAGGAATGGCAAGCCCGAGAAGCGGCAGGTGAGGCGCTCCAACCGGACAGCCTCAAGCGCGATCCTAAGCAGATGAAAGCAGCCAAGGAGGCGGCTAATGACAAGAGACAAAGCGGGACAACGTAAAAAGGCCATGCTGGAGGCGCTGCGCGCGTCTCTGGGCATTGTGACCACTGCCTGTGAGCGGGCTGGCGTTGGTCGTGCCACTCACTACCGGTGGCTGGAGAGTGACCCGGATTACGCCGAGGCGGTCAAGGAGTGCGAAGACGTGGCGTTGGATTTTGCCGAAACCTCCCTGATGAAACAGATCGGGCGAGGGGAGGCAGCCGCGACCATCTTCTACCTCAAGACCAAGGGCCGGAACCGGGGCTACATTGAGCGGAAGGACGTGGACGTGACCAGTGCCGGACAGGCGGTCGTGTCCCCTCCGGTGCTCTGGACCGACTCCAGTCCCTAAGATGGCCACCGCCGTCATGCCCCGGCCAGCCAAGCAAGGGATGGACGCCGCTGTCCCTCCCTTGCTGCTTTTGCGCCAATACAAAGAGCTATTTGCTCAGAAGCCAATCAAGGCAGATGGGACGCCGTGGCGTTATGCCTTTATCACGGGCGGGCGCGGCAGCGCGAAGAGCTTTCACGTCAGCCTGTTTCTGTTGAACCTGACGTATGAGGTCGGGCACGTCATCCTGTTTACCCGATACACGCTGACCTCAGCCAACCTCTCAATCATCCCTGAGTTCAAGGAAAAGATCGGCCTCTTGAGCAGGGAGGAAGATTTCCACATTACGGCTAGTGAAATCATCAACCTCAAGACCGGTTCGCGCATCCTGTTCCGGGGCATCAAAACTAGCTCCGGCAATCAGACCGCCGCGCTGAAGTCCATTCAGGGGGTGACGACGTGGGTGCTGGATGAGGCCGAAGAGCTTGTGGACGAGGACACCTTTGAGCGGATTGACCTATCTATCCGCCATAAAACGTTGCCCAATCGCGTCATTTTGGTTCTGAACCCCTCCACTTTCAGCCATTTCCTGTACCGCAACTTTATCGAAAACGGGCAGCGGCCTGACACCCTATACATTCACACCACATGGGAGAACAACCGGCACAACCTTGCCCAGTCATGGATTGAGAAGGCCGAGGAGACGCGCGAGCGCAACCCTGCCCGCTATAACCACATCTTTGGCGGGCTGTGGAGCAAGGAAAAGCCGGGGCTGCTCTGGACCCGGGCTGAGATTGAGCGGTGCCGTATTGCAACCGCCCCGGAGCTGTCCCGCGTGGTCATTGGTGTTGACCCTGCCGCCACCAGTCACATGGAATCCAATGAGACCGGCATTGTGGTAGTTGGCGCGGATCGGCAGCGGCGAGGTTATGTTCTGGAGGACCTGAGCGGGCGGTATAACCCCAACCAGTGGGCCAGCATTGCCATTGACGCGGCCAAGCGGTGGAAGGGGAGCATTGTGGCCGAGACCAATCAAGGGGGCGATATGGTGACCAGTGTCATCCGCTCCATCGGGGATCGCGCCAGCGGGGTCCGTATCATTGACGTGCGCGCCTCGCGCGGAAAGTACGCCCGTGCCGAGCCCTGCTACTCCCTCTATACTGAAAACCGCGTGTTTCATGTGGGCGAGTTCCCAATCCTTGAGCAACAGATGGCCGGATTTAACCCGGACGATGACGTAGACTCCCCTGATCGCGTAGATGCGCTGGTTTGGGCATTGACCGCGCAGCTCTTGACTGGCTCAACCCCGTTTGTGATTTAACTGAGGTAATGTAAACCGGCTTTAAGCGGGCTGTTGACTCCTTGCTTGCAATCACCTACCGTTGTGGTGAGGCGTGGCGAGTCCGCGCATGAGTGCCCATTGACACGGGGGCAGCGTGTCCGAGAGGACTACCGGCAGTTCCGTAGTACGGCGACTCGCGCGCGCATGGGATGTGGTGCGTGGACGTGATGAGTCCCGCGCAATCAACTCTATTACCTATCCCAACTTCCCCGGCGCGGCTGGCCTTGCGTCGATGAGTTTGGTTCGCACCGCGAACCCGCAGGAATACAAGCCCGATGGCGCGGTCATCCGCGCGGAAGGGTTCAATAAGCATCCGGTCGTTCATGCCTGTATTCGGGTAGTGGCTGACATTATTTGCTCAGTCCCTCTGATTGTGCTGCGCGAGAAGGGCAACACCGAGAGCCGCGTTGAGGATGACCACCCGCTCCAGCGGCTCCTGAACTACCCCGGACCCCGGCTTACGGCGCGTCAGTTCCGCGCGCGGTACGCGGTGGATTATCTCGGCTACGGCAACAGCTTCTTTCAGCTAGAGCGCCCCGGAGCTACCGGCCTCCCGGTTGGCTTGCGGCCAGTCAATGCCGAGTCCATTCAATCTGTCTGGGTGGATGGTGAAGGAGACCCCCGCCGCTACGATTACGCGAACTGGGCGGGCATCATTGTACAGGCCCCGGTCGAGGATATGCTGCACTTCCGCGATTTGGATATGCCGCGACCCTTTCAACCGGACGTGTTTGGGTTCCCGAGGGGGGCCACCGCGATTGCCAGCATGGCCGCTGACAATGAGGCCACCAAGTACGTAAGGCAAGTGGTGACCAACGACGGCACCCCCACCTTTGCGGTGCTGTTGGCAGATGAAGCCTCACAGGATGACGCGCAGGCCATGCAGGACCGCTACCGCGCGCGCACGGTAGACCGGGGCAAGCGAGGCACTCCGGCGTTCTTTGGGGCGGTGCGGGACATTAAGCCGCTGGGCTTTACCCTGAGTGACCTAGAGTTCCCTGACCTGCGGCGGGTCAGCCGGGAGGACATTTGCGCGGCGTATGGGGTAGACCCGCGCATGATTGGCATCGCCAGTGCCAGCAAAGATTCTGGTCTCTCGGGCGCACAATACGTTGAGGCCCGAGCGCGGCTGGTGCAGCATACCATTGAGCCGATGTTGAGCGCCATTGAGGACGAGCTCAACCACTGGCTCGCGCCTGAGTTTGGCGAGGTCTGGATCACTTACGATCACGACATCCTGCGCGATTTGGTTGAGGATGACGAAAAGACCAGTACGCGCGTGCGCGCGGAGTTCAAGGACTCGCTGCGGACGTGGGAGGAAGCTCGGCGTGCTCTCAAGTTGCCGCCTTTGCCAGTTCCTACTGACGCCATCGCCCTATCTACTGGCACCCAACTGGTGCCAGCGTCTACTGCGGTTCTTGACGCAAGCACTGTTCTACAAGAAGCACCCTCAACTGACAATGAAACCCCAGCAGTTTTCACAAAACAGGACACTGCTGAGGTTAAGCAACGCACTCGCAATCTGACCTACGCCGTGCGCGCGCTCTCTGATGCCGCGCTGGATGGGGACCAGATTGAGGCTATTATGGAGCTGCTAGAGGCTGTTGTGGAGGGCGAGCTTCCGGCGGCGGCGGTTAAGGGGGTGTTGCGGCTGGCGTTCCCGAAGGCTGACCCGGCAACAGTAGCCGCCATGCTGGCGTCTCTGTCAGATTTTGAGGCCCCGGAGGAAGAGCCGGAGGAGGAACCGGAAGCCCCGGAGGAAGCGCCAGAGGAGCCGGAAGAAGAGCCGGAGGAGATGGCGGAGGAGGTTGAGGACCAGCGCCCGTGGTGGGTCCATGTGCCGCCCGAGGAGCGCCCGTGGTGGGTGCCGATGTATGAGAACGGCACGCTGGCCACTGAGCCCCGGTATCAGGCATGGAAGCGGGCGATGGACGAGCTAGACGGTGAAGAGTCGGTTTACTACACCGCCGCGCGCAACCAGTTTGCCGCTGACGCGCAAGCGGTCGCCATGCTCTTTGCCCAATACGTCAAGGAGGCCGCTGACGCTACTGAGGGCCGCCGCAAGGCCATGCTAGACGAAATCAGTCGGCGTATTGACACCAACTACGGCAAAAAGGGCGAGTATTACCGCGCGTGGAAGGCGGCGTATGAGGCGCTGGTTGGGGAGACCTATATGATGGGTGCGCGGCAGGGCGCAGGGCTCAACTTCAACTTTACCTTGCAGTCGCCGGAAGTGCTGCGCGCCATTGACACGCGCGTCTCCAAGCTGGCCGAGTTTGTTGGTGAGGACACCGCCAAGCAGGTGACCGCCGCGATCCGCGCAGCGGAGAAGGCCGGGTTTAGTGTGGAAGAGACCGCGCGGCTGGTGCAGGCGAGCGTGTACAGTGAGCGGCTGACTGAGGTACGCGCCATGCGGATTGCCCGCACAGAGGCGGCTGGCGCTATGTCGCAAGGTTCATGGGATCAGGCGATGGAGCTGGGCATCTACAAATCCAAGGAATGGCTCTCGTTTGATGATCGCAAGACGCGGGACAGCCACCGTCGCTACGGCAACACCAACATCAAGCCCATGGATTACAAGTACGGCCAGATGCTCTACCCGCTGGATTCCATGGGTGGCGCATCAGAGGTCATCAACTGCCGCTGCACTCTTGTTTATTATACGGAAGAGGCCCCTGCACAACCCGAGGTGACCCCATGACGGCAACAACCCAGCGGCCACCCCTGCGGCCTGTGCAGTACATCACCAGTGAAGTGACCCTCTCGGTTCGCGCGGATGGCAACCTGCCGCCCGGGATTGCGGGGCGCGTCTCCGGGGTGGCGCTGACCTATGACGTGGTGGACAGCTACAACACCATCTTCGCGCGCGGCTGTGCCAAGCGGTCGATTGATAACAAGGTCAAGGCCCGCAAGGTCCCGCTGTTGATGGACCACAGCCGCACCGTGGGCGCGCACGTCGGCGTGGTGGCGTCCATGATTGACAGCGGGGATTCCCTGATCATGACCGCTGACCTGTTTGACACGCCCGAGGGGCGCGCGGCCCTTGATTACGTCAAGACCGTGATTGCGGCGGGCGCGTCTACTGGCTTCAGCATTGGGTTTGTCCCGCGTCGGTCTGATATGGTCATGCTTGAGGGCAAGCCGAGCGAAAAGTTCCTAGAGATTGAGCTGCGCGAAGTCAGCCTAACGCCGATGCCTGCGGTGCCGGGGGCTGATGTGACTGGCGCGCGCATGGATGAAACCTCCCCAGTACAAGCTCCCGTCCGGCCAGACGCGGAGTTGTTGGAAACGGCAGCCGTCGTTGCGCTTGAGGCGCTGGATGCCTCAACCCGCGCGGCTATCGTTTCGCGGTATCTGTCTCCCGCCGCCACGTCCCCCGCGTCGGCCCGCTGCTGCGGTCCTGACACGACCCGTGCCACGGAGTCAGCAGGTGTTAGCATGGCCGACCGGCTTGCTGCCGTGCGGCGTTCGTTCCTTACTCCCCAGCACTGAGGGTATCATGAAGGCTCCCCTGATTTCCAAGAATCGCCACGCCAACGAGCTGCGTGAGCAGGCGCATAAGATCCGCCACGATTTGGCGGACCCGAGCGTCAGCCTGTCCGCCGAGCAGGTTGAGAAGATGACGCAGGACCTCCGCGCGCTGGAGATGCGCGCGCAGGCGGCTGCGGAGTTCACCGCTGATGCTGAGATTGACCGGCAGGGTGGTGACGAGGGCCTTGTCCGGGTGGACAACAACAGCAAGGCCGAACGCACGGAGTTCCGCAGCATGAGTGACGCGCAGGGTGAGGTGCGCGCTATCCTCGCCAAGAACTGGCCCAACTACGGGGCCTACCTGCGCGCGGCCACCAAGGGCGCGGGCAACAGCCGGGAGGCTGAAGCACTCCGGCAGGTGGACCAGTACACCCGCACCATCACCGGCAGCACGAACGGCGGCGAGTACCTGCTGCCGCTCACGCAGGTGCCGGAGATTTTCTCTGTGTCCAACCAGCAGCCGGGGCTTTTTCAGGTTGCGCGTCGGTACTCGGTCCCCGGGCGCAGCTTGAGAATCCCGTATCTTATTCAAGATGAGGGCACCACGACCCTCAACCGTCCTATGGCCGGTAAGATCGCCAACGTGACGATTGTGGGTGAGGGCGCGACCAAGCCGGTGCGTGAGCCCAGCTTTGGCCAGCGGCTGCTCACGATGTTTAAGTACGCGGCCGTTACGCAGTTTGGCGACGAACTGCTCGGGGATGACTTCACGGGCGAACTCCCGGCGGAAGTGACCACGGCGGTCGGCGGTCAGATCATCAACAAGCTCAACGAAGATGTGACCATCGACGGCACGGGCTCCAACGAGCCGCTGGGCGCGTTCAACACCAACAATGCCGCGCTCATCAAGCACCCGCGTGCGGTTGCCTCCACGTTCTCGGCGGCGGATGCTTTCCAGATGTACCAGAAGCACACCCATGGGCCGAACTCCATGTGGATGATTACCCGCAATGCGCTCGCCCAGATGTTCGCGCTCCAGACCACCAACAACACGATGGTGACGTGGATTGCGAACCTCCGCGACAAGCCGCAGATGCTGCTGCTCGGGCTGCCGGTCGTGGTAACGGACCTGCTCCCGTCGCTTGGCACTGAGGCGGATGTGTGCCTTGTGAACCCGGACTTCTACGCGCTCGGGCTGCGGCAGGCCCTGACGGTGGAGTCCAGCATCCACTTCGCGTTCACGTCAGATGTGACCACTTACCGCTTTGTGGCGCGCGGCGGTGGCATCCCGCTCCCGACCAGCACCTACGCCTACAAGGTGGATGGCAGCGGCAACAAGGTGAACGCGCACAGCCCGTTCGTTGTACTGGACGAGCCCGCTGGCCCGTAATGCTGCACCAGTGGCTGGGGGCCGGTCTGGCCCCCAGTTCACTGGGGACCCTTAGCCTGACCTCCCGTGGCGCTCCCGACAGCAACTGATCTCAAGACGTACCTGCGGATTGAAAGCACGGCCGAGGATACCCTGCTCGCCGCGCTGGTGGCGCGCGCGCGGGCCATGTTGGAACAGTGGATCGACACCCCCCTTACGGCAGAGGCCCAAACCGCCATAGATCGCGCCGATGCGCTGGACGGTGCGGTCACCTCCTTGGTCTTTCCTCGCCGCCCAATGACCACCACCAGTGTGGTTGATAGTGATGGGGTCACGGTGGTCGCCACCGATTACTGGACAGATAGCCGCAGTGGCATCATCTATGGCAAGGATGGAGTGACCTTTCCGTATGGGCCGTACACCATTACGGCGTCCTGTGGCCTCTCCCTCCGCGCTGATTATGCCCGACTGGAGCCCCTGCTGAGTGAGGCCATTCTGGATTTGGCGGCAGACCTCTACGAACGCCGGACCCCCGGAGCCGCTACAGAAACGGCGGCGGGCACCACGGTGGCATGGGATGCTTCGCGTGAGACGGTGGCGCGGGTTATGAAAACCCTGCGGCTGCTCAAGCTCGGGGTGGCGGTATGACGGTGATGCCGGGGCTGCTTGATCGACGCATCAGCATTTATGAGCGGCAAGACGCCGGAGCGGATGGCTTCCAGCGCCCAGTCTATGTCAAGACGTTGGAGCGATGGGGCCGGATTGATGACACAGCGGACTCACAGACTGTCCCGTTGGCTCCGCAGGCGCACATGGAAAGCCGCACGACGGCCATGGCGACACTGGCGGACTATGTTGAGGTGCCCAAGTTTGGCCTGCTGCGCGAGAACGACGGCCCGTTGTATTATGTGCGCGGCACCTTTGTGCAGCGCGCGCTCCGGTGTCAGAAAGTGACCCTTGAAGCCATTGACCCGACACAGGCGGCGTCATTTGCGGTGTTTGAGGATGTCGAAGTGCTTGACGGCACTCACCTGATTACTGGAGCCTGACGTGAATACTCGGTGTGATGCGCGCGCTATGTGTGGCCATGACCTCCGCATGGTGCGCTGGACCCCGGCAGATATGGCGCGCGCGGATGCGCTAGTGGTTGAGCACGGCGGCATTCTGTCCAACTATATCGGCTCCCTTGGGGCCGATCTCGGCGTGGAGTGGCTGGGCATGGATGGGCGGCACATTGTGTTGACTGGGCGCGATGTGCCGACCTTGCTGTCCGAACTCTCCGCGATGCTCCGCGACGGTGACGAGAGGGTCACTGGTCCGGCGACTTTCTCCCCACCTCTCTCCTAAAGGAGTAGCAGACTCATGGCCGCGTTCAACAAGTTCGACGCCTTTGTCGAGGCGCTTGCCGAGAAGGTCCATGACCTCGGCACTGACACCCTCAAGGTCTACCTGACCAACGATACGCCGTCCGCATCCGCTGATGCGGTCAAGGCTGATCTGGCCGAAATCGGTGCCGGGAATGGCTATACGGCTGGCGGCAATGCCGCCGCGCAGACCTCATCCGCGCAGACCGGCGGGCTGTATAAGCTGGTGCTGGCGGATCCGACCGCATGGACCGCAAGCGGCGGCAACATTGGCCCGTTCCGGTATGCGGTGCTGTATAACGATACCACCGCGTCCAAGAACCTGATCGGGTACTGGGACTATGGCACGTCCATCACGCTGGGCGCTGGTGACACCTTCACGGTGGACTTTGACCCCACCACTGGCGTGTTGACGCTTCAGTAAAACCCTCTGACGGAATAGACCGATGCCCCTCGTTGCTGATCGCGTCAAGGAAACCACCACCACCACCGGAACCGGGGCGCTCACACTTGCGGGCGCAACCACCGGCTACCAGAGTTTCACTGCGGCCTTCGGCAACGGGGTGTCGGTCTATTACGTCATTGCTGGCGGGGCCGACTGGGAAGTCGGCATTGGCACCACCGGTGCCGGTACACTCAGCCGGGATTCGGTGCTGGCCTCCAGTAATGCCAATGCGCTGGTGCCGCTCGCGGCGGGCGCAAAGGATGTGTTTTGTGCGTATGTGGCGGGTCGAGCGGTCACGACCGAAGATGCGGCGACCCTGACCAACAAGACCATCGACGATTACACCAACAACGTCGGGGCCAACTCCACGCATTTCCGCATCAAGGCCGGGGCCACACTGGCAAAGGGCGATGTGGTGAAGGCGGTCGGGTTTACGCCCGGTGAGCAGGCCATTGAGGTGATCAAGGTCGCCAGCTCGGCGGACGTGGCGCTCGGCATCTGTGAACAGGCGCTCAATACGGGCAACTTCGGCACCGCCGTGGTGATTGGTGAGCTGTTTAGTGTCAACACCAATGGGTTCACGGTAGGCGATACCCTCTATAACAACGGCGCGGGCGGCTATACCGCCACCAAGCCGTCGAGCGGGCTGTATCAAGTGCTTGGCTGGGTGGTTCGCGTCAATGCCTCCAACGGGGTGATCGCGGTCAACGTGGTCAGCCCGCTGTATGTTGAGACCAGCAGCAACACGGTCAACACGGCGGTCCTGCGGGATGGCTCCGGCAACTTCAGCGCAGGCACGATCACCGCCGCATTGACCGGAAATGCCTCAACCGCCACCGCGCTCTCTTCGGTGCGTACGTTTGAGCTGACAGGCGATGTGACCGGAACAGTTTCTAGCAACCTGTCAACCGGTGCCAGCATTAACACCACGATTGCTGCTGGCGCGATTGTTAATGCCGACATCAACGCGGCGGCAGCTATTGCAGATACCAAGCTCGCCACCATTAGCACGGCAGGCAAGGTCGCCAACAGCGCCACGACGGCAACCAATGCCAACACTGCCAGTGCCATCGTGGCGCGGGATGCAAGTGGCAACTTTACGGCGGGCACCATTACCGCCTCACTTTCCGGCAACGCGACGACCGCGACCACCGCTACGCAGGTCAGCAATGCGCTGACCGCGGGCACCTATTTGACGAGCGGCGGAACCTTTACCGGCGCAGCGGCTCGCACGTTTGCGGTTGATGCCACCGAAGCCTCAACGGCCAGCAAGGTCGTGGCCCGCAACGCCAGCGGACAGGCGGCGGTCAAGGGTCTGCTGGTGGATGGCACCAGCAGCGGTACGGTGACGGTGCAGGGTGCAGCGGCGGCAGGCACATGGTCGCTTACGTTGCCGACGAGCGGCGGGACAAACGGCCATTTTTTGCAGACCAATGGCAGCGGCGTCACGTCATGGGCGGCGGCTGGTGGCGCAACAGTCAATCAGCAGGTCTTTAACAGCAGCGGCACTTGGAACAAACCTGCGTCGGGCTCCATGATTTTGATCGAGGTGTGGGGTGGTGGCGGTGGTGGCAGTAATGACAGCACAGGACAAACACAGGGAACCGGTGGTTCTGGCGGCAACTATGTTTGGCGTGTCATTCGCATGGCCGATGCTGGCTCCACGGGATCGGTAACGGTAGGTGCTGGTGGTACGGGAGCCGCTAGCGGTGTTACTGGTAACGGCAACTACGGTGGCAACTCATCATTCACAACAACGAGCGGAACAACAATCACTGTCACCGCCGCTGGCGGCGTTGGGGCTGGCAATAACTACAACACCTTGCCACAGGGCAACGTCGGGTCCAGCCCTGCGATCGTCACATTTAAGATCGACAACTCTGTTCAGTCTACTACATATCTAGCGATTGCTAACTTAGCGGTGGCTGATGGGTACTATTTTGGCGGAATCGGGATCACAGGAACTGCAAACTGTTATCAGTGCAGCAGCGTCTATGGCGGCGGCGGTGGCGGATCACAACTCAATACTGGCGCTGGGACGAGTATGTTTGCAGGAGCTGGCGGCACTCGGGGGATTAATGGAACAGCTCCGGCGGGTGGCGGTGGTTCAGGCAATGGTGCGAGCGGTGCGGCTGGTTCCGGTGGTGCCGGACGTGTTGTCGTCACAGTGTGGTAGGAGGAGCGATGACAGAGGATTATGCACTTATCGATAGTCAAAACATCGTCGTAAACATGGTCTTATGGGATGGCGTCACACCGTGGACACCACCGGATGGCTTGACGGCAATCCGCGTTGGCGATCAAATGTGCGGTATCCGGTACACTTACGATCCGGCAACCGGCACGTTCTCGCCGCCGCCTGTTGTCCCCGCGCCGTAACGTATCCGTGACGTAAGGAGCCGCCCAGCGACTACATCAACGCGGTGACCGACCCGTTCAATCCACCGGCATGGCCGGTGCCGCCCGCGTCTTGAACCTGAGCTAAGAGGATCGCATGGCCGTTACCCTGAACATCAATCTCAAAAACGACCTGCTGGACGGCATCGACACGGTGTTTAATAACGGCAGCTTGGAGATCCGAACAGGCAGCCCGCCGGGTGCTGGAGCGACCGCGACCGGAACAGTCCTTGTCACGATGACGTTGCCAGCCGATGCGTTCAACCCGGCAAGCGGTGGGCAAAAGACCAAGGCCGGGACGTGGCAGGATTTGTCGGCAGATGCCACCGGGATTGCCGGATATTTTCGGTTGCTGAATGTCGGCGGAACGCGGGTCTTGGAGGGCACGGTCACGACGACGGGTGGCGGTGGCGATATGCAGTTGGATAACACCAGCATTGCTGTAGGCCAGCAGGTCACTGTCACCGCATTTACTCTCACCAGCGGCAACTAACTCGGAGGCATTATGGCTGTTGTTTACACTACCGCCGTGAAGTCCGCTCGCATGACGGCGGTTCGCGATCAGATTGACGCGGGAGCCGGGGCGGGCATCTTGCAGATCGGCACCACGGGCATGGCCACGGTGCTGGCCGAAATCACACTGGGGGACCCTTCAGGCACGGTGACCAACGGCGTGTTGACGTTGTCCGGGTTCCCGCGCTCCGACGTGTCTGCAAATGCGTCAGGCACGGCGGCGGCGGCACGTATTCGGGATAGCAACAGCACCGACATCATCACCGGCCTCACGGTGGGCACGTCGGCGACTGACATTATTCTGGACAATACCTCGATCAACACGGGTCAGACGGTCACAATCAACAGCGCAACGATCACGCACGCCGCGTGATTCGGTAGACTTACGCCGTAGCGGGGAGCGGTCATGGCGCTCGGAACACCGACCGACAACGGTGCGGCGTATAGTGCATCTGGCGGTGGTGGAACGTCAGTCGCACCGCTGTATCCAGTCGGCATTGCGGCTAACGATGTGCTTCTGCTCATTATTGGGCAGAAGCCATCAACGGCCAATGGTGGGACGGTCACCACGCCAGCAGGATGGACGCTCCGTGAATCGCTGACCGGAGCTGGTGGCTACGGCACCACGTTGGCTGCGGATACCGGCAACACCAACCTGTTCATCTACACCAAGGACACGGTTGCCGGGACAGAAACAGGGTCACTGACCGTTACGGTCGGGACCAACAATATCTGCTGGGGTGTCATTGTCCGCATCCCCACCGCAGGCGCTGGGGCCACCTTTAGCTTTGGCGTGGCTGACGGTTCGCGTACAACCGCCCCGACGAGCGGCGCAGCATTTACCACACTGCTCACGAACGGGGCAACGGCTCCAAACTTTGCGTCAGGAGATATGGCCGTTTGGGCCATGTGTATCCCAACTGACGTACTGAATAACGGGTTTACTGCGCCCACCATCAGCTCAACCGGCACCACGTTTGCAACGCCGGTCAAGCTAGACGAGCCAGATAACGGCGGCGGCAACGATATTGGCGGATATATCGCCTACGCTGCCGCCACAGCGGGTACAAGCACCGCCGCTCCCACGGTTGGCGCTACCGCCACCGGCACAGTCACCAATGTGCGCGGTCCGATTGCGCTCATCCGGGTGCGCGAGGCGCTGCCAGCGATTACCGGCACACTGGCAGCGACTGAAACAGCCGCAGACACGCTTGCTGCGACCGGCGCGGTCATTGTTGATGGTGACCTTGCGGCCACAGAAACTGGCAGTGACACCTTTGCGGCCGATGGCACGGTTGGTTCAGTCGCAATCACCGGAGCGTTGGCCGCTACTGAGACCGGGAACGATACCGCAGCTTTATCTGGCACCGTGCTGGTGGCCGGGAATCTGGCCGCGACTGAGACCGGGGCGGATACCTTTGCCGCGACCGGCACGGTGGCCTTTGGGCCAATCACTGGGACACTGGCGGCGGTAGAGGCTGGCGCGGATAGCCTAGCCGCAACCGGTAGTGTGGTGGTGTCTGGGGCCTTGGCGGTTGCCGAAACGGGCAGCGACACCTTGGCCGCGTCCGGCGTTGTGGTGGTGAGCGGTTCACTTGCCGTCACCGAGTCTGGCGCGGATACGCTGGCGGCGTCCGGCGCAGTCGTGGTGGCTGGTTTGTTGGCCGTCACCGAGTCAGGCAGTGACACGTTGGCCGCGACCGGCACTGTGGTGGTATCTGGGGCGCTGGCCGCAACCGAGTTGGGTGCAGATACGTTTGCCGCGACGGGAACGGTTGGCTTCCAACCCATCACTGGCACGCTTGCCGCTACAGAGACCGGATCTGATACCGCAGCTTTGACAGGGCAGGTCCTTGTCTCCGGCTCGCTGACTGCCACAGAAAGTGGCGCAGACACGTTTGCCGCCACGGGTGCGGTAGTTGTTCAAGGCGCACTAGCCGCGCAGGAAGCGGGCGCGGACGCTTTTTTAGCCAGTGGGGTGGTCGTCGTTGCTGGCAGTCTGGCGGCGATTGAGGTTGGAGACGACACCTGTGCGGCATCCGGCAGTGTCACAATCACTGGGACACTTGCTGCCGAAGAGGTCGGCGCGGATACCGCTGCGGCCACTGGTGTGGTTGTTGTGGCGGGCACCTTGGCGGCGACTGAGCAAGGGGCGGATTCCTTTGTTGCGTCGGGCGCGGTTGAGGTTTCGGGCACGCTAGAAGCGGTCGAGCTGGGCAGTGATGCCTTTAGCGCCACGGGTGTTGTGGTATGGTCAGCCATTACCGGTGACTTGGCTGCCACAGAGAGCGGAGACGACAGCGCGCTGTTTGTCGGGAGCGTCAGTGTTGCTGGTGCGCTGACCGCACAAGAAGAAGGGAGTGATGCCTACGCCGCAGACGGGAGCGTTCTTGTCACCGGGACAGGAGCTGCCAGTCTTGCCATTGGCGTATCCGCGACGATGGAGAATACGTCAGCGGTTACGGCCATCATCACGATTCTGCAAGGGGTTGATGCCGCTGTTGCGGTGCCGGTATTGGGGAATGCCACCGCTGGCTTGACGCTTGATGCCATTAGCCAAGGCACGGTCGCGCACGATGCGACCGCTACCGCAGCTTTTGCGCTTGGCACAACAGCGACTGGCGCGGTGGCTACCACGGCGACGGCAACGGCTGGCCTGACACTGAATGCTGCCGGAACCCTTACGGTTAATACCAACGCGACAACAACAGCCAGTCTGGTTATCCAGACCGCTGCTGTCGCTGGCGCAGCCGTCTCAGGAACCGCCACTGCACCACTAGCGATTGGCGTTCAGTCTACCGGCATCAAGTTTGGCGTTACTGCTGTTGTGGTTCTTGATATTGGGGTGACCAGCAGTGCAAAAATCCCAATCAGTGTAGGCGCGTCAGCCAATACCACCAACCGCGTTGCTATCGTTCGTGCGGATGTGAGTGCTCAGATTATTGTGGGGCAAATCGCATGTCTCCCGCGTGTTGAGATTGTGGAGAATATGCACCCGAGACAACACGCCCGTGTCCGCATCGCCGTATATGAAGTAGTGCCGCGTGTGACTGGCACTTTGACTGTGACGCCGCAATAGGAGAGCATCATGCCAATCGTTTCAGTGGTGAGCGGATACGACGACCTGTTCTATGATGTCACTTTGACCGATGAGAGCACAGATCAGCCATTGACGCCACAAGCGGCTGGCACAGTCTCTGTGAGCCTTTGCCGTATTAACACAACCACTCCACTCGGCCAAACAGCCACACAAGTATTAAGCAGTCAAGGCAGCGGACGCTGGACCGGTTTGCACGATGACGCCGACGTGTTAGCGGCCTTGAATGCCGGAAACGTGGTGATCGGCCAACAGTTTGATCTTGTCTTGACAATCGGGTCAGTGGCCATCCGAAAGCTCGGGACGTGTCAACGGGTGGCTATAGTGTCGGCCGCGTAAGGTGTCAAGCGGTGGATTGACCTTGTGCTTGTACCGGTAAAGATTTAGGTGCTGACTTTCTAGGGAGCGTGGTTGTATGCTCGGATCCTTTCCGTTCAGTGACGTTCCATTTTCGTCTCTTGGGACAGTCGCACTGGCTGTGTCAGCAGCGGTCGGGTCTTTTACTTCGACCGGACAAGCGGCATCGTTTGCGCTGACACGGGCCTCGGAAGCAGGCGCATATGCACTGACCGGGCAGACCGCCACGCTGGCGCAAAGCCGCACGATGGCGGCGGGCGCTGGGACCTTCACCCTGACTGGTCAGGCAGCGAACTGGCAGCGGTCAGCCGCGTCAGGGGCGGGCGCGTTTGCGCTGACAGGAGAGGTGGCGAGCTTCCCGGTTGGGCGGCAGGTCAGCGGAGCCGTTGGCGCGTTTAGTCTGACTGGCCAAGCGGCGGGCCTGAGCCGGGGCGGGGTGCTGACCGCTGGCGCGGGTGCGTTTGTCTTGACTGGCCAGCCTGCGGGTGGGGTCTATACCGGTCCATCTGAGGCCGGGGCCTTTGCCCTAACTGGCCAAGCGGCTGGGGTTCGTGTCGGGCGGTATATGGCAGCCGGGGTCGGCGCGGTGGCATGGACCGGTCAACCGGTCACCACTGTGCTGACGCGCGTGAGCGGGACCGGGACCTACACCCTGAGCGGTCAGGCGGCTGGCCTGCGTACTGGGAAGGGGTTAACCGGCGGGGTCGGGCAGTTTGCGCTCACCGGCCAACCGGCCACCCTAAATGCGGCCCTCTCCCTTCCGGCAGCAGCAACCAGCTACAGTCTGACCGGCCAAGCAGCAGCTCTTCGCAAAGGGTTTGTCCTATCCGCCGGGGCTGGCAGCTTTGCACTGGCCGGCCACCCGGCGGTCGGGGTTTACACTGGACCCGCTGCGGCTGGCGCATTTTCGCTCACCGGACAAACAGCCATCCTGCGGTGGGGACGGTTCGTCAGTGCAGATGCCGGGGCCTTTGTCCTTACTGGCCAACCGGCGGGTGTCGCGCAGGCACGGCGAATGGCGGCGGGTGCTGGTGCCTTTTCATTGGCCGGTCAGGCAGCCATGCTGGCGGCAGATCGCGTGATTGCGGCTGCCAACGGGTCCTTTGCATTACTCGGTCAATCCGCCAACCTTATCGTTGGGCGTCAACTTCTGGCTGCAACCGGTGTCTATACATTAGCCGGTCAAACGGCGGGTCTTAATCGCGGCAGAAGGCTTGCAGCAGGCGCTGGCTCTTATCTTTTGACTGGCCGTGCGGCGTCACTTTCGGTCAGTACCGTCGAACGATTGCGGGCGCGTGATTTCTCAATGCCGTATATTGCGGTACGAGATGAGTCCGAAGGCTACTGGTAAGGGGGCGCAACCATGCCGATCACGACCTATAAGACGATCTACACCGGGAACGCGCACCTTGTCCGGCAAGCGGTAGAGATTTACGAGCCAAACACAGACAGTTATCAGCCTTTTGTCAACGGGACATTTGCTGTCTCCTTTGCTACGGCTGCTGATGGTACCGGGCCGATTGCCGGATTGCAGAACATTGCACTGGCAGCGGCAACAGGGGAGCCGGGGACCTATTACACGATCATTCAGGCGTCATCACTGACACCGCTGGTGGCACTGGCCGGGACGGTCATCTATCAGATAGTATCAGGCGGTCCTTACAATGGGCTGCGCGATGTCACGCCGCTGCGCGTCTCTTCTGTCCGGTACGCACAATGAGTGTGGATCTGGTGGACCGCGCAGCGGAGGCGATTGGCCGGTATGATGGCGCAGCCAAGAAAGGGCTGGGCGCTGCCGCGCAGTTGCTCCACCGGGAAGTCAAGAAGGCTTTCGGCACCAAATATTACAAGGGCGGCAAGTTCCGCGATACCCTCAAGGTGCGCGCGTCAATCCGCTACCTGACGCCATACAAGACGCGCAGCGGGTGGGAAAGTGTCGTCGGCACCAAGATTATACAGGCGCTGTACTGGGAGCTGGGGCATGACAATATCTACACCCGCAATAGAGAGCGGGTGCGGATTTGGGAGCCGACCGGGGTGGCAAAGCGCGAGGCCATGAAGGCCGAGTTTCGCGCGGTGGTCACAGCCATCATGAACCAGAGGTAGCCATGGCCAAGGAAAAGCCTCGGTATGTGGTTCCCGGCAGCCTAAATAAGCGGCAAGCGACGAACTCCACAGTTCAGATTTACGCCACGTTACGGCAGGCGCTGCTGGATTATGTCTCACCGCAGCAAGAGATGCTGCGCGAGATTGTGGGCGATCCTCCGCGCATCTATGTCCGGTCAGCCCCGGATGGGGTGGTGTTCCCATACCTCACCCTCTTGCTCTCCCGCACTTCGCAGGCGGCGTATAACGGCTACCGGGAACAGGCCACCCTTGAGGTGCAGGCGCTTGGGCGTCCTGAGTCACAACTTCCGCTGGTTGAGACGGCAATGGATGTGGTGGACCAGTGCCTCACCAGCTACACCAACCCCACACAGGGGCTAATCGTCGGCAGGAGCCGGACCCGGAGCACCATTCCGCTGTTTACTGATCCTGCCGAGTCTACTGTGGTCGGGGTGGTTGCCACCTACGACCTCTTTCTGTGGCCCACCGTCCTCACCTCACGGGCCTAACCGCGCAGCACCGCAGCACGAACCAACTACCCAGAGGAACGAACGATGACGGCACCACTGACTGGTTACACCTCCACACTCCCGACCGACGTTGTGCTGGACAGTGGCGTCCTGTACGTCGGGGCCACTGTGCTTGGCGCGTTCAATGGCGGGCTGAAGTTTGATCCCGGCGTTGAGTACCGAAACGTCGAGTTTGACGGCAAGCGGTCGCCTCTCAAGGCGCTGGACCGCAAGACCGGGTTCATGCCAAAGATCAGCGGCACCGTGATTCAGTTGTCCACTACCAACGTCGGCCAGTTGGAGCCGGGGGCTACTGTGGTGGTGGGCGGGGCATGGACCGGCTCCACCAGCTATATGCCCAAAGATGCGGCGGGCTTTCTTGCCTCCGGTGACTACCTGACTGATATTCGCGCGGTCTGGCTGCGCGGCAACGGCGAGTATGTACAGGTGCGGTTCCCGAGCGCGCTGTGCACCAAGTACGACATTACTTCGCAGGATGGAGCTGAAATCGCCATCGCGCTGGAGATTGAGGCGCGGCTAGATATGTCCGTTTCTGGCGCGCAGATAGGCGATTCGCCGTACCGGATTGAATACCTCGCGACCCTGTAACTCTTTCTTTCCCACACAAGGACCTGATCCTTATGCCGACGATTGATCTAGACGCGCTGGTGTCCGAGGAGCGGTTGCCCAAGGTCAAGCTGTACGGGCGTGAGCTGGTGGTGCGCCCCATGACCGGGGCCGTCGCGCACCGGATTGCCAGCGTGCAGGCGGATGATGCCAACAGCAGCGGGATGTTTACCGTGCTGCTGGAGGTGGTCGGCCGCGCCATCCCTGAACTGACGAAGAAGGAACTGGAAGGGCTTTCGGTTGAGCAGGTGATGGCACTGGTGCAGTTAACGCGCGGGCAGATTGCGGATGTGGAGCAGATGATCGCGCAACAGCTACAGGCGGACCCAGCGGGAAAAGCGGCGTAGCGGCTCCCCAAGCATCCGTCACGGTGACGTGGGATGCCGCGCAGTATGTCACACGCGCCATCGTTGAGGTGGCGCTCAGAACAGGGCAATCGGTGCGCGCGGTGGCGGCGGAATCGTTTGCCCTGACCTTGTGGATGTGGGCCGAACTGGCGCGCATCCGCAAGGAAGAAGAGGTGCGACGGCTCGGTGAGCGGACAGACTTGGCTGGCCTGATAGCGGTAGCGTTCCACAAGCCGGAGGACTTGCAGAAAGCAGAGTTTCGATACTTGGCAGCGGCGGGCACGTTGTCGCAGATGATGGAGGCCACGCGCGCGCGTCTCATGACGCACGTTGAGCGGCTGGAGGCCCTACGGCAGACTAATCGTGTGACACAGGCGGGGTGAGGCATGGACGTATTCGCACTGACCATGCGGCTCAAGGAGGAAGGAGCCGGTCAAGTTCGCGCAGCGGTTGGCAAGATGCGCGAAAGCTTCAAGGCGGCAGCCAAAGACGCCAAAGTGCTCAACAAGGCCACCTCTGACCTCTCCAGCCAGTTTAAGAATCTGGCAACCAGTTTGGCGGCAGTGGCCGGGGCGGGCGCGACCATGCGCGCCATGGACGCCTACGCGCAGATGACCAACCAGCTCAAGCTGGCCACCACCAGCACCGAAGAGTTTGAGGCCGCACAAAAAGCGGTCATTGGCATCGCGCAGCGCACCAATCAGCCGCTGGAGTCTGTGGCCGAGTTGTATGGCAAGGTCAGCCGCAGCGCGGGCGCACTCGGACTCTCACAAGATCAGGTCGCCAAGCTCACAGAAAACGTCAACAAGGCGCTGCTCATCAATAAAACCGACGCCGGGGCAGCGGCGGGCGGCATGATTCAGTTGGCGCAAGCGTTGTCCAATGGCGTGGTGCGGGCGGAAGAGTTTAACAGCATCATGGAGTCCATGCCGCCGCTGATTCAGGCGATGGAGAAGGAGGCCGGATTGGTTCCCGGCACCTTGCGGAAGATGGCGGTGGAGGGGCGGCTGAGTTCAGAGGAGTTCGCCAAGGCTATGGTGAGCAACCGCCGCATCACGCAACAGTTCGCGGACTATGTGCCGACCGTGAGTCAGCAGTTGGTTGGCTTGCGGAACCAGTTTGTGCTGCTGGCGGGCAAGGTGGGTGAGGTCACCGGTTTTACCGAGACACTGAGCAAGGCGATTGGCTGGCTCAAGGACAACCTGCCAACCGTCACGGCTTTGGTCGGTGGTCTTGCCGCGATGTGGGTGACCTACAAGCTGGCCATTCTCGGTGCGGCTGCGGCAACGGCGTTGGTCTCTGGTGCGGAAACCCTCGCGTCCTTGTTCGCGCTGGCCAAAGCGGTCAAAAACGTCGGGGATGCGGTGGCCTTTGTCTCGCTGGCGACTGGTGGATGGGCCAAACTGCTCGGCCTAGTGCTGGCGCTTGGCGCAGGCTACACGGCATTCAACTACATCATGAACCGCCTTGACGGCGTGATGGGGTCGCTCAACACCAAAATCACTGAACAAGCCAACGGGTTGCGCTATCTGGCCAATGCCAACGCGTCCCTGCACGGTGTACTGGCTGAGACGGCCACCTTTACAAACAAGGCAGCGGAGAAGGCGAAGAGCTACATGGAGATGTTGACGGAGTTGGCTGGGCTGATGCCCATCACCACCAGTCAACAGGCGGCACTGACAGCGGAAGAAAAACGGCTGTCCTCTGAGCTGGCCAAGACCAATATCAACATGGCCACCCGCCTCAAGCTGGCGCAGCAGCTCAAGGCGGTGCAGGAGGCGCTCGGAAACGCAACCATCAAGTACAGCCTGAGTGAATCCGCCGCGCGGTTCAAGGCACAGGCGGGCACCTTTGGTGCGGGTCCACTCAAGCGCGGGTTTGAGGTGGCTCCGATTGACCCAGAACGGGTCAAGACGGCGGTGGGCGGAATCAAGCCGTCACTGGATGTGGCGCGGGCTGAGTTCAATCAACAGATGGAAAGTTTCGCCGCTGATCTGGACACCCAGCTTAAGAATACGTTGGTGGACGGTTTGGTCTCCGGCATTGAGTCCGCGATAGCCTCTGGGTCCATCAAGCAAGGATTTAAGGCGCTGGGCGCAACCATTCTGTCCGGTATCGGCAACATCCTGATTCAACTGGGGTCAGCCATGCTGCCGGTCAGTAAGCTGGTGGCCAAACTGTGGGCCAGCTTGGCAAGCCTTAACCCGGTGGCGATGGCCGCAGCGGCGGTTGGCATGATTGCTATTGGCGCAGCCATGCGCGGCGTTGCGGGCCGGATTGCAGGCGGTGGCATGGCGGGCGGTGGTGGCGGCAATGTGGGTGGCTTCAGTGCCCCGGCTTTGGCGTCAAGCGGAGCCATGACCTTGCCGACCCAGTTTTATGGGCCGACTGCCGCAGGCGCAGCCAATACCATCGAACGGGTCAACCCGGTCAACGTCACCATTATTGGCCCGAATGACCCTGCCGCGCAGCGGCAGATGCAGGAACTACTGCGGAACGCCAACCGGCGAGGGAGTGCCTGATGGCCAGCATCAGCTTTAACGACGGGGCAAGCGCCACACTGGACAACGGGCTGACCACGACCGCAGGCGGCGTCGGTTCGCGCTTTGCCAACTGGACACCGTTTACGCGCCGGGTCGGTGAGCGGGCAGTCACGCTGGCAACTGGCGCGTCTTATGCCTTTACGTTCCGCATCGACTATGGGGCCACCTTTGAGATTCGGGAGATCCCGAACACCTCGCAATCAACCGCGATGCGGTTAGTGCGGCATCTGCAAGGTGGTGGCACCTGCACGGTGACCACCGATGATGCGGCTTCGCGCGTGTACACAACCTGCGCTATTGATCCGCAAGGGGATGTCACGCTTGATTTTCAGGACCCGACGTTTCTGACCTACACGCTCAAGCTATCCCTCATCAATCTGGGTGGGGCGGATATGCTGTGCGTTTACTCTTGAGATAGAGGCCCGTCATGCCGCAGACCGTTGCCTATCGCCTGACGATCCGCAACGCCTCCACAGTGGCCAACCCAAACGGCACAGCGGACGAGCTGGTGCTAACGTCTCAGCCGTTGGGGGCCAACCCATACATTGCGGCGGCTCCGAGCGGTGATGGGGCCGAGGTTGATCCGCTGACGGGCTCTGTGCGGACGGGCTCCTACACGGTGGAAGTCGTTGATGCCAACACCGGCACTGACGCCACCGGCACCATCCGGGTCCTCACCAACAAGCTAGAGGACGCCACCTTCCGCCAGCAGTTGCTGTCCCGGCGGGCCTATCTGGACATTGTGCGCGCCGGGGTCACTAGCCCGCTCGCGGTCGGCTACATCACCAGCATTCGGCTCATCAGCCCGATGCGGTATGCTATCAGCATTGGCGACACGCGCCGGGTCGAACGCACCCAAACCATTTTCCAAGGGGCCAGTCTCGGCGCGTATAACATCCGGGGCTGTTTCACTGGGGGACCGGTCACCGCTGACTTTGGCACCATCCTCGCGCGCGGCGGCTGGAAGTATCAGGTGTTTGTCAGCGGGTCTGATGTTGAGCTGCGGTTCGTGGAAGGCTATGAGCCTGCCATGGGCGCGCCATTGGTCAAAGATTGGCGCAAGGTGGCGCGGGCAGACATTCCTGAGCTGCTGCAAACTTACACCCAGCCCAACCCCTACGCGCTCGCACTTGGGCCGGGTAACCCCAGCAGCTCACAGTACGTCACCAGCTTTACCACGCCTGTCTTTGATTCAGTCAGCAATGACTGGGTGGTTGGCGGCGGGGTGCAGGCCATCATCAACGGCACGGCGGTGCGCGCGCTGGTGTGCGGCTACAGCGAAACTCCGTACACTGAGAGTGCCGGGGTTTCACAGGTGTTTCTGTATTGGCCGGGGTGCCCGTACAGCACCGGTCAGACTGTCTATTGCTCACTCACGACGGTAGACATTAACGACAAGTGCCCGCTTTATTTGGACGCGCATCCGGTTGATCTGGTGACAGCCATTTGGACCAACGCGCGGGTGGCGTATGACTCCAGCGCGGCATGGATTCAGACGATTAAAGACCTGATTGGGCCAAATGTCCGGCTGGCGTGCCGATTCCCGCAGGCTCCGGTCATGGATGAGTTTCTGGAGCAGGCCATTTTTGGCCCGTTTGGCATCAGCGCGCGCACGAACAGCCAAGGGTATCAGGAGCTGTTCCCGACCCGGATCACCACCAGTGCGGTGCCGTCGTTGCAGTTGACCGCAGCAGATATGCGGGGCGCGGACGAGGTGGTGTTTGATCTCGACGAGCAGACGGCCATCAGCGGGGTGCGCCTGACACAGCAAGTGTTCGCGCCCCGGTACTATGCTCCCGGCACGACCGGGCAGGCCACCGCTGGCGGTGGCTCACAGGGCAGTGGCCCCATGGATGGGGTCATGGTGACTGAGCAGACACAGACCGCGCAGTACCTTGACCCGAATCTTACCGTATTTAGTGGGCGGGTCATTGAGTACAAGATCCCGGGGATGATTCACAGTGCGGCAGACTTCATGCCGGACACCGGGGTGCAGCTTGATGCCATCGCGGTCGGGATGTTTGACCGGTTTGGGCGCGGGTGCCAAGCCGCCGAGGTGTCTGTCTTGGCTACCTCTCCGGTGGCTGCGGCAGCCCTTGGGGATGAGATATATTTTGCGGCTCCGCACTTTCCGAACAAGGGCTATCGCATTGGCGAGAGCACGGTCGGGGACCGCATCATGCAAGTGGTGCGCCGGACAGAGACCCCGGCGGGTCCGGTATTCCGCCTGCTGGATTCTGGGCTGGCCGCGCAGCCGGTCGCGCCTGCTGCCACTATCAGTATCGCGCAAAACCCCAACGCCGCCAGCACGACCGCGCGCTTTACCATTACCAATGCCGCCGCGATTAATGCGACCGGGGTGTTGCAGGTCCGGGTGGAATATGCGACTGGGACCAGTACGCCGACCACGAACGGCAAAGACTTCACAGTCTATAACGCGGGTGAGGTGCCGACTGGCGCGGTAGACCTTCCGCCCGTGCTGACACCGGGTGTGAATGTCTATGTGCGCGCGCGCACCGAACAGGCGGGGCGGCGACCCTCCGCATGGACAGCGTGGGCCGGGGTGGCGCTGGCCAACATTCCGGTGATTAGCTCCCTCATCAGCAGTAACCTGCGGCAGACAGCGGTCACGTTGTCATGGACCAACAGCAGCACCAGCCTGCCACTGGCTGTGTTTGCCTATCAGGGCGGGTCTGCTCCGGCGAACTGGCAGCCCTACCGGGTC